GGCCCATAGAATCCCTCTTGCGCCGATACGAGCTGCCTCTGTTGTAGGCGGTGCGCCCGGAAGACCAGTCGCGGGAATAGCCGTCATCGCGGGAATACCCATCATCGCGGCTGTAGTCGCCGCTTTCAAACATGGCGATTTTGTCAATGTTCTTGATGGACGATGCCAGCTTGTGGATGGCATCCAGGTCAGCAGCGCTCAGCTCCCGCTGGCCGGAAAACTCAGACAGCTCCTCACACAGCATCTCCCGGATACCGAAAAGCTCCTTCATGTTCATGTTGCCCCTCCTTTCAGCAGACGCGCTCCACGATCATGTTGCTATTGGCAAAGCTGATCGCCTGAGCGCTGGTGTTCTCCATCGCCACCGTTACGCAGCAGCCCTTCGGCACGTCCACGTTGGCAGCGACATAGATGTTGAAATAGTTCTCCACGGCGGCGGGCGTTACTGTCGCCACGGCGCTGGTCAGCGGCTCACCGTTGATAGCCAGCGCGGCGGAGATTGCACCCACCGTGCCGCCTGTGGGGATGGCAATGTTTCCGCCGAAGGACACGCGGAACCGTGCCTTACACTGGTTTGTCAGGCCGCGCAGGAACACCTGCCCGCTGCCCTCGCGGTGTACGATGCAGGACTTGCCCGCAACGGCAGTTTCCGTCAGAGGCACATTCTGTCCGGCAGGTACGGTAACAATGTTGGTATTTACGTATTCAGCCAAAATACTCACTCCTTTCAAAATGCAGACGGCGGAGCTATTGCCCCGCCGCCTTTCAATATCAGCCCGGAGCTGAACAATTTCCGTTTTGGAAATAGATTCCTATGCAGTTGTCAGCAGCCGGAGCAGCCGGAGCAGCCGGTGTAGCTGCCAGCCCACGGGTTGCAGGATGCATATGCCGGGATGGGCGTAGGCCGCAGCTGGGAGATCAGGTAGTTGTTTTGCGCAGCCTGAGACGCGGCCAGACGCAGCTCCTGATTTGCGCTCTCCAGATCGCGCATCTTGGAGTTGGTCAGGAAGTCCAGGATGGCGCGGCTATTGGCGTTCTGGTTCTCCACGATGTCGCGGGTGGCGTTCTGCACGGTGTTCCGCGTGTCACACGCCTGCGTCGCCATGTCATAGCGCACCTGCGCAACGGCGGCTCTGTTCTCGCAGCAGCAGTTTGCCGCCTGCATCTGCATAGCGCTGAGCTGCTGCATCAGCGCCGCCTGCTGGTTGGCGCGGGACAGCTCGGCATTGCCGAAGCCGGTCAACAGCGTGTTGTTCACGGCATAGAAGCCGTCGCACAGCCCGCCGTTGATGAGATCCATCTTGCGCTCGATGTTGGAGAAGTCGGAGGCCAGCACATAGCCGTCCACCACGCCGCCGGAATTGCCAGCGTTGTTGCCCCAGCCGTTGCCGCCCCAGCCGCAGAACGCAAACAGGAACAGGATGATGAGGAACCACGCGCCGTCACCGCCAAAGCCAAAGCCGTTACCGCTGCCATTGGCAGGGGCCACAGGCATGGTCATGGTGGGCATACCTTCGGAAAGAGACATAGTATCACTCCTTTTTATTGATGTAATTTATCTGAATCGCGGCCACGATCAAGAAACAAGTTATGTTTCGTCTTGTGTTTTTGCTTAGACTTTGCTTATTCCATCAGACTTTGAAATTGCTTCGCCATCTGCTGGAGCTGGTTCAACTGCTGCTGCGTGAGCTTGCCGCTTTGCAGCAGTTTCTCCACCTCTGCCTTGGGGTCGCCCTGGAAATTCGCCTTGAACTGTTTGAACTGCTGCACCATCTGCATAAAGCCGTTGCCGCCGCCCATTGCCCCGAAAAACGGATTATTCATCGCTCTTTTCCTCCTTGCGCTTCTTGCCCTTCATTTCGCTCACAAGCGCTGCCAGCGCGTCGAACTCCTTACGGGTCACATATTCCGCAGCGGGCGCTTTCTGCGTGTCAGGAGCGCTTGCAAGCCGCTCCACGAGGTCATAGACCTTGAGCGTCGGCTTGCCGCTTGCATCGGCCTGTTTCAGATACACCGTGGGAGCCGTCGAATCCCACAGTGCCACCGCCGCATTGGGCGCGACCATCCAGCTTCTTGCCTCCTGTTCGCCGGATACCCACTGCACGCCGCTCTGCGGCAGAGGATTTTGCGGCATCGGCGGAATGGCCTGCATCTGCTGCTGCCTCAGCTGGGCGAGGTTGTCCTGCATCGGCGGCATATAGGGGTTTCCGTAGTATGGATAGTTCATGCTTCATCCGTCCTTTCCCAGTAATACAAGGGTGTTTCGGCTCCGGAATCCCATGTGTCGTGCCAGTCTCCGTCTATCACGCACACCACATGGGACACCAGCGCCAGCAGATATGTACCACGCGGGTGATCCATTGCAAAATCACTCACGGAATAGCTGTCCGAACAGTCATCCGGGATAATATGCCGTGTAAAGCCCAGCTTCTTGAGATACGCGCCCCACACGGTGTTGGCGCTGGGCATATCCGCAAGTGCCAGACCCTGCATACAAAGCTGCACATACGTCTCATGCCAGCCCTGCCCCGTGGCGCGGCAGATCGCGCGAACAGGACAGTCTCCCACGTTCTTGCCGGAGGGATTCGGGTTATACCATACGAACATCACGACCACCTCTCTTTACCGCCAGCATACGGCAGATATCGCCGGAGAAAGCGTCAAGAAAAGGGCGAAAAAGTGCGTGAACATAAGAAAAAAAGACACACCTACACGG